CAAGTTTTCATTCTTCGGTCATCAGTTTGTGAAGCTCTAAATCTTACATGTAAGAAAGGACGCTTAAGGTTCATACCTAACATTTGGTCATAAACAGTAGAAGTACCAGCTGGAACAATGACACCTCTGATAGCGTTAGCACCAGCAGCATCGTTAATACCACCTCTAGTAGCTTTGTCGTTTAAGTATCTGAAGTCAGATTTATAGAAGTCATAAGAACCTCTTCGGAATCCAGAGAAACCTAAGTTAAGTGCCATGTCTTCAGAGTTTTGGAATACTCCAAAAGAAGTACCACCAGCTCCATAAGAGTTCATAGAAGCTAACATATCGTCCATTGCTAAAGATGTAGATCTATTAACAAACATCATGTTTTCTTCAATAGCACCTTGTCTATCAAACTCAGTAAGTATTGCATCAAACTCAGCTAAATCAACAGCAGCACCACTAGTACCAGTAACACCAGTAGTAATATTACCTCTTGACTCAATAGCAGCGAATAAACCTTCAGTACCAGTTTGGTTACCATCAGCACCGTACATAGAGAAAGCAAGGTCAGTATTAGTACTTGAACCATCAGCAGCTGATAATTCACCTTCTAACATCGCCATTTCTAAGTAATCAGTAAATCTAGCTCTTGTGTCAGCTTCTGCTTTTAAGTACCATAAGTAACCTGCAGCACCCATTTCAGAAGTAACTTCAACCCAACCGATTCTAGCTGTATCAGAACCTGATACCTCGTAGTAATCTTTAATTATGATTGGCTTGTTGCTGAAAGACTTAAACTTAGGCTCGTTAGCACCTCTACTATCAGTAGCAGCTGTACCAGCAGCGTTAGTATAAGACTTACCTTTTGCAAACTCAGAACCATAAACTAATATAGTTGTGTCGTTAGCTCCAGTTGTAACAGCTATAGTGTCAGTACCATAAGGAGTTACAGATATAACGTTACCTAACACTTCAACAACTAATGCTTTAGTAACACCAGCAGAGTTAGCTACGATAACAGTATCAGATTGTCTAATACCGTGATCAACAACTGTACCAGAAGAAGTAACAGCAGCGCCGTCAATCTCTTTGTTAATTGTTATTTCAGTAGCACCAGTAGTTGCACCCGTAGCACCTAAACCAGCACCTTGTGTTTGGTGAGTAACTTGACCAGTGTACGATAAATGTAAACGACCTTGCTCAGACCAAATAACTTGATCAGCAGACATCGCTTCTTCAGCCCCAACTTGTGATAAGAAACCTGAAATAGTTCGTGGTCCGAATACTTCAGCTTCTTTCTCCATTAGGTCTGGTAAATACTGTTGAGACCAGTCATTGCTCCCACCAGTAAAATCTAGATAATTTGTAGATAGTGTTTGCTGATTTGGAGCAGGAACACTATTTAAATTACCTCCAGGATTTGAAATTGGCATAATTTTTAAATTTTAAATTGTTATTATTTTCTTGTTTTAATTCTAAACTTATAATCAGGACCATCATTATCAAGAGCTCTTACTTTAAACCCACTAGTATTCACGTTCTCGACGTGAGATTGTCTAGGATCCATGTCAACATTTTTAGACTTAGCAATGCTTTCTTTTAACGCGTCAGCTCTACCTTGCTCATAAAAATGGTTGGCAACTTGATCAGGATTCATAGCTGTAAAAAGCCCTTTATGGTAACCCTCGGCATCATTCATCGTATTATCTTCGTTAAGAAACTTTCCTACAAAGTTATTAATGTCAGTTTGCGTCGTTTTAACCTTGTCAACATCTTTCACGTTATATCTAAACTTTTTGTCTCCAACTTTGTATTCAAAACCTTTGAACTCGCTGTTAAAAACATTGTCATTTTTTTAAAAAGATTTGTTGCATTTTTTTATTTGACTCTGATTGCTCGTTGTATTGATTGAAGAAATTAATAGCTTCTTGCTGCTCAGCAGTGAGCTTTGATCCGCTTTTAATATCTTCATAGTATTTGGATTTTACACTTTCCAAGTGTTGCTTTGCAGAAGCAACTTGCTCCTTCATCGCTAATTTTTTTCTTTTTATTTCTTTTTCAGTATTATCTTCTTCGTCATAAGCAAACTGATCTTCCATTATAAAATCTATTTCTTCACTTGAAAGATGTGGCTTTGTTTGTTTATAATATTCATATAATAAAGTTTGATTATCCATATCAGAATAATCTTGATTTATTTTAACATAATCGTTTATATCACCACCTGTATCTTCCATAAAGTTTAATAACTTTTGTATGTTCTCAGGTAGTTCTTGACCAGTAGCTTCTGCTTTTTCAATAGCATCGACAACGGCTTCTTCTACTTTTTCAACCTCTTGTTTTTTATCTTCAACAGTTATTTCTTCTACAACAGGTGTTTCTTGTGCTTCTGCTTGCGGCTGTACTTCTTCTTGTTTTTGTACGGGCTCGGCATTTTCAGGCTCTGCAACCACTCCTCCGTCGTTAGTATTATCTTTTGTAACTTCTTCTTTAACTTCACTTACCTCTTCTGGTTTTTTATCTAAATTTACTTTTGTTACTGTTGGTTCGCTTGATATTTCAACAGGTTTTGTCATTTTAGCTTTTACTTTAGTAACATTACCTTCTGTTTCATTTTTTGTAGGCTGAACCTCTTTTTTTTGTTTTACTTTTAATTTGCCAACGCTGTCATCAGCAATCGGCTGTTGTTTTTCTTTTTTTGCCATAATATAATATAATAATAGTTAATAATTTTATCTAGGACCAAACTGTGACATATCACCTATGCTTTCACCTCCTAATATATCATTACCTGCAGATTCAAAGTTTTTAGGTGGTTTGTTGTTTTTTCTTTGGTCTATAAGCTCACTTTGTTGTGTAGCTTGTATTTTTGTTCTTTTGTCTTTACGGTCTTCTTTTTCTTTAACACCAGCAGCTTTTTTATCTTGTTCTATACCTTGTAGCTGCATGTTATATTGAAACTCTTGTTCCATTAACATTTTCTTTATTTCAGCTTCTTGATATAACTTTTGTATTTCCATATTAGTTTTAGCTTGCTCTATAGATATTGTTGTTTGAGCTAAGCTTTGTTGCTTTTGAACTTCAGCTTGAGCAGCAGCTTGTTGTTGTTGTGCATTAGCTTGTGCTTGAGCTTGCATATTTTCTTGCTGCATTGTTTGGTCTCGCTGTATCTTTTTTCTTCGTTTAATTTTTAAAAGTTGATTAGCAAGTTTAACGTTTTTAATATCTCTTAAATCAATAGCATCTTCTAGCTCAATTTGTTGTTGTCCTAAAGCAACTTGTATATTACTTTCAAGTAAAGCTTTTTCTTCTTCATCTGGCGCTAGCTCTATAAACACACCAAAATCATACAAGTGTAACTGTCCCATTTCTTGTAACGTTGCAACATTGTGAGAACCTACCTTTTGTATAAAAGCCTCTTTTGTTGGAGAATATTCTATAATATCTGATATTCTAAGTGATAAGCACTCAGCTATTTCTTGAGTTAAAAATAAACCACCTTTTAATATATGTCTTGTAGCAGTGTTTGAATTAGCAGCAGCTAGTTTTTGAACACCAACTAAAGTTCTTTCATCTGGCATGCTACCATCTCTAGCTTCATTTAAACCAGTTGTATCTCTAATCATCTGTAGATAATAATTATAATTACCTATAAGCGCTTGCATTT